GTAATGGGATTAACTACTTACCTTTTATGGAACGAAAACTCTAAACTATCTGCATTAAATCAAGTATTTGAATTAAGAAATCAAGAACAAAAATTAGCAATAGAATCATTACAAAATGATTTTGCGACACAAACAGAAGGCTTACTAGCCATACAACTACGCAACCAAGAAATAGCACAAGAGATGTCAAGATACCTTGACATATTTAAACGACATGATTTAACTAGGTTGGCCGCAGCTAAACCAGGTTTAATAGAACCAAGAGTAAATAAAGGAACTAAAAATGTATTTGATAGCATTGAAGAAGATAGTCGTAGCATCGACAGTCTTGATGATGGCTTGCAGTTGCAGTCTGATACCAAGTAAACAACAGGTAGAAGTTATATCTAAGCCTATAGAAAGAAATATAGTTCAACCTATAATGCCTAGAGAAATAGATCTTAAAGATCCTTACTGGTATGTAGTATCAGATAAAAATTTAGAAGAGTTCCTAACAAGAGTTGAGAAAGATCAAGGTCAAGTGGTATTCTTAGCTATGTCTGTGCCTGACTACGAACTCATGGCATATAATATGCAAGAACTTAAGAGGTATATAAATGAACTTAAAGAAGTTGTTGTCTATTATAAGACAGTCACTACAAAAGAAACGGAGTAAAAGTATGAACATATCGCAAGAAGGATTGTCATTAATTAAAAAGTTTGAAGGCTGTGAATTAGAAGCATACAAATGTGCAGCAGGAGTTTGGACAAAAGGATATGGTTCAACTAAAAATGTTAAAGAAGGCGACACTCTTACTCAAGAAGAAGCAGATGAGTTATTACTACATGAGATGGATGAGTATGAGGGTTATATAAAAGACAATGTAACTTCTGATCTTGATCAAAATCAATTTGATGCTTTGGTAAGTTGGGTATTTAATCTAGGGCCTTCTAATTTAAAAGCATCTACTATGCTTAAAGTAGTAAACGCAGGTGATATGAAAGAAGTTCCAGCACAAATTAAAAGATGGAATAAAGCCAACGGGAAAACTTTACAAGGGCTTATTAGAAGACGAGAAGCAGAAGCTTTATTGTTTGAAGGTAAGGAGTGGCACGAGGTTTAATATGCCGTTAACTAAATTACAATTTACTCCAGGCATCAACAAAGAGATGACTGATCTTATGGATAAGGGCGGATGGTCTGATGGTAATTTAGTTAGGTTTAGAAAAGGATTGCCAGAAAAAATAGGGGGTTGGACTAAAGCAGTTACTGACTCTTACCTAGGAACAGGTAGAGCTTTAACTGCTTGGGTCGACTTAGATTACACAAAATATATAGGACTAGGAACAACCTTTAAATACTATGTTAACGCTGGATCAGATTACTTTGATGTAACACCTATTAGAGCTACAACTACTAACGGTATTGTTTTCGCCGCAACCAATGGGAGTACAACCATTACAGCAACAGATAATGCTCACGGTGCTGTAGTAAATGATTTTGTTACTATATCTGGTGCTGCTAGTTTAGGAGGCTTAATAACTGCAGCTGTATTAAACCAAGAATATCAAGTTACTGCTGTACCAAGTGCAGATACATTTACCTTTACAGCAACAGCTACAGCAAACTCTAGTGATACTGGTAATGGTGGTTCAGGTGCTGATGCGGCCTATCAAATAAATGTAGGGCTAGATGTATATGTGCCATCAACAGGTTGGGGTGCAGGAACATGGGGTGCAGGTACTTGGGGATCTGCTAGTGCCTTATCACAAACAGGACAGCTAAGGCTTTGGTCACATGATGCTTTTGGTGAAGATCTTATTTTTAATCCTAGAGCTGGAGGTATTTATTATTGGGATGAGTCTGGTGGTACATCTAGTAGAGCTGTAGCTATTGATACTTTAAGTGGTGCTAACCTTGCACCAACACTAGGTTTACAAATCATAGTAAGTGATATTGACAGGCATGTTATTGTTTTAGGTGCAGACCCTATAGTGGGCAGTGCTAGATCAGGTGCTATAGATCCATTGCTTATAGCTTTTTCAGATCAAGAAAGTGCTACAAACTGGGAGCCAACAGCTACTAATACAGCAGGATCACTAAGACTGTCATCTGGATCACAGATAGTTGGTGGTCTAAGATCAAGACAAGAAATTCTTATTTGGACTGATACTTCTTTATATAGTATGCAGTTTATTGGTGCTCCGTTTACTTTTGGAATAAACCTAGTTAATGAAAACGTAGGACTTATATCTCCTAATGGCATGATTAATGCACCCGATGGCGTTTACTGGATGGCTAGAGATGGATTCTATACTTACTCAGGAGCTGTCAAAAGATTAGTATGTAGCGTATTAAACTATGTATTAGATGATATTAATAATACTCAGTCATTTAAAACATTAGCCTTTACTAACAGAGAATTTAATGAAGTTGGTTGGTTCTATGTATCATCCTCTTCTGAAGAGATAGATAGCTATGTAACTTACAACTACCTAGAAGGTGCTTGGAGTATAGGTAAGCTTTCAAGAACAGCTTGGATGGACGATGGTGTGTTTGAAAAACCTAGAGCTACAGGTAAAGATAGTGATGGTGACGGATATTTATACACTCATGAACTTACTGATGATGATGACGGAGCACCTATGGATAATGTATTTATAGAGTCTGGTGACATAGATATAGAAGAGGGCAATCAGTTAGCATTTATAGGAAGAATTATTCCAGATGTTAAGTTCTTTGGCAACACGCCTACAGATGGTCAAATTAATTTTGTATTAAAAACTCGTAACTTTCCTGGCGACAGTTTAACAACTAACTCAACTAGCAATATTACAAGCACTACTCAACAAGCCTTTACACGTGCTAGGGGCAGACAGCTTGTACTTAGAATACAGTCAGATGATGATGCAGATACAGGAGCAAGAACTGGATTTAGATGGAGACTAGGAGCAAATAGGATTGACGTTAGAACTGACGGCAGAAGGTAATGGCCAAGCTTCTTGCAACTAGATTACCGCAGGCAGGCAATGAAGTTGATGCTAATGTATTCAACAGACTTATTAGAATACTAGAATTAAACTTAGGATCATTCGATCCAAACTCTACGCCACAGTTTAATGATTCTCAAATTTCTACTTTAGCTTTTAACGCAGGTGATGTAATATGGAATACATCTATTGGTGTTTTACAAGTATATATAGGCAACCAATGGATACAGTTACACACTCCGAAGGATCCACAAGGCTTCGAGATGGCTGCATCATTAGGATCTGTTTCCGTACAAACAGGCGGCGACATATCAATTAACGTGACCACTTCTTATGAAGGCTGGAATGTAGAAAAATGGTACACTTAAAACAATATTGTATATAATTTAATTATGAAGAAAATATCAGAAGGTAATAAAGGAATACAAGCACTAGCAAAGAAGAATCCTTCTTTGGTTGAAGACAAGTTTGGCTACGATGTACTAGGATATATGAATGGCGGTATGCCAATGCAATATATGCAAAGCGGTGGTATGCCTTTTGATCCATCAACTCTTATGAACCTTGGTAATTCAATGCCTCAGCCTGGGCCAATGACACGTGGTTCTTCCATAGGTTCTGCAAATATAAATATACCAAGTAATATACCAGGAAATCCTAGAGGATTAGAATCAATCTTGTCAGGAGATATGACAGGTGGAGATCCATATAATGTAATGGATCCAAACTTTAAGTTTGATCCAGACTTGTCAGTAAAATACGATGAAGACAATCCTTATGACATGGATAAATCTGCTTTTGATAATTATATGGAAAACACAAGAACAGTAGAAGATGATGCTAGAGACGACTTAGAAAAATCAGTAGAGACAGCTAAACAAGAAGCTAAACAAGACAGAAGAAATAGAATAATGCAAGGCTTAGGTTCTTTGGGCGAGATAGAAAGTATGATGGGCGATACTCCAAAAATGACAGAAGGTTATTCTATAGGCGGAACAGGAGCAACAAAAGTTGGTATACAAAGATTTCAAAGAGGCGGTATGGCTGGAGAGGTCGGAGAAAATTACGAAGAAGAATATATCTACGGTGATGACTTTGATGAATTTGGCCCAGGCGGTTTTGATATTAATGAATATATTAGAAATGTATTAGGTGGAAATATGGGAACAGGAGGCATAGGTGGTTACAAACCTCCAACAGAAGAAGAGCTTGCTGAACAAAGAGCAGCTAGAATATCTGCGGGCTATGGAGGAACAGGCAGTATAGGAGGTGGTATTGGAAGTGGTTATAGCGATACTAGACCTGGTGCTTCTATATCTATAGATGCTAGAGATGAAACACCAGATGCTTACAGATTCTATCCTAGTGAAGTATCAAAACTTTACTCACAAATGAAAGGTGTACCTTTCTCACCATTAGTAGCACCTCCTAAAGAAGCTACATTTATAGACAGTATGCAACCTAGAAGAATTAAGAGTCAACTCTATGCAGCTGATGGTAAGTTTGTAGATAGAAGCGAATTAATTACAGGCCCAGGTGGAGAGCGTGGCGACAAGATACCAGCTATGTTAAGCGATGGTGAGTTTGTTGTTAATGCTAAAGCTGTTAGAGGTATGGGTGTAGCAGCAGGTGCTGATCCGCAAGACGAATATCAACAACGCTTAGAGGGTGCACGTCAAATGTATGCCTTACAAAAAGAAGGTGAACAAATGATGAGGAAATACAGATAATGGGAATATTTGATAGCAAAACAAAACAAGCACCACCAGCAGATGTAATAACAACTCCAGAAACAGGCTATTCTTTTATATCTCCTTACATGGAGGACTACTCAAGAAGGCTTCTTGGTTCTTACTTTGGCTCTCCTGGTGAATACGAAGGATTAATATCTCAAGCTAGAGATATACCTATAGAACAAACAGCAGGTCTTACACCATTACAAATACAAGCACGTCAAGCAGCTGGTGGATTAGGAGACTTTTCTGCATACACAGAAGATGCTGGTAGATTATACGGCAGACAAGAAGATGCACTAGATCAAGCTATGGGATTTGTACCACAAGCTCAAGCTGGTATTCAAGAAGGCATGGGCTTTCAAAGAGAAGGATCTGATCTAGCAAGAGGTGCTGGAAGATTCTCAGACTCAGCAGAAAGAATGATAGGTACAGGAGCTGAGACTGTAGCAGGTGGTATAGGTGCATTACAAAGAGCAGAACAAAGTGCAATGGGTGCTACTCAAATGTTTGATCCTAGAAGTGCAGCGGCTTTTAATAATCCGTTTGAAGATCAAGTAGTACAACAAACATTACAAGATATAAACAGAAACTCAGCACAACAAGATATAGGACTACGTGATAGAGCTGTATCTGCTGGTGCATTCGGTGGATCAAGAGGTAGAATAACTCAAGAAGAATTAGCAAGACAAACAGGAAGAGGGGCCGCAGAGGCTGTAGGTGCTCTTAGAAGTCAAGGCTTTGGAAGAGCTCAAGATGCTGCAAGACAATCCTTTGAATCACAACAAGGAAGACAGGCTGGATTAGGTCAAATGCAAGCAAACCTAGGTGGACAACAAGCATCTATAGGCGGACAACAAGCAGCACTAGGTAGTCAGATGGCTGGACTAGGACAACAACAAGTACAAAGAGGGCAAGCACTAGGTGGCTTTGGCTCTAACATCATGCAAGGCGGACAACAGTTAGGTGGCTTAGGTCAATTAGCTAGTGGCATGGGACAACAGTATGGTCAGATAGGTCAAGGCATAGCAGGTTTAGGACAAAAAGGACAAGGAATGCTAGGCAACCAAATAAACATGTTGAATCAACTTGGTCAACAAGGTCAAGCAACTCAACAAGCAGCACTGTCAAGACAGTTCCAAGGAGCACAGCAACTTGCGAACGAGCCATTACAAAGATTACAAACTGGTCAAGCATTACTTGCTGGATCACCAATGGGAGGAATCTCTGGTGGTACTGGTACAAGTGCTTATCAACGTGGTACTTATCAAGAGCCAAGCACCTTCTCTAAAGCAGCAGGTGCCGCAGGTACTATAGGTACTTTAGTTGGTATGTTTTCTGACTCAGAGTTAAAAACCAACATTACCAAAGTAACAGATGTTGAGCCTAATATTGGTTGGTATACATGGGATTGGAATGACAAAGCTAAAGAGCTTGGAATAGACGCAGAGCCAACAGAAGGTGTTTTAGCTCAAGAAGTATTAGAAGTTAAACCAAATGCAGTAGTAGTTAAAGATGGTTACTATGCTGTTGACTACTCTAAGGTTCTTTCATGAACGAAGGAATAATGTCAGGTATGACTCCAATGCCTCAAAGAAATGAAGAGGAAGTTCTTAAACAAATGTTAAAAGACAGAGGTCTTTCAGAAATAGAAAAAAGATTAGGAATTAGAATACCAAGAGATAAAGAAGAATCAGAAGAAGCTTTAATAAATAGAGCTTTAGGAATGACAGGAAGACCAATAAGTAAAAGAGGTGATGAATTTATTTATGGTGATGATGATGGATTAAGTTTTTATATAAATCCAGAAACAAATGGTGGCGGACTTAGATACAGTAAAAAATTTGCTGATGGTGGCATTTCTAATTTAAAAGACGGTGGCTTTCCTGATCTAACAGGTGATGGCAAAGTAACTCAAAAAGATATTCTTAAGGGCAGAGGAGTTCAAGGATTTGCTGATGGTGGCGATGCTGATAAAAGATTTATGAATCTTCAAAGAACTGCTGAAGGATCAGGTGCAAACCTTAGAGACTTTACTGATCTTGTATTTGATCCAACCGATCCTGTTGATTATGCGATAGCAGGTCTAATGATTTTTCCTCCAGCAGCAATAGCAGCTAAACTTATTAAGTTAGGTGTTAAAGGAAATAAACTTAAAAATAAAATGAAAAAAGTTGAGGTCATGAAAGATGCTCAACGATCAATGGGTACAAAAGCAAAAGATTTATTTACTACCAATCCAATAGATAATATGGCTGCTGCTAACGGTTTAGTTCTTGGAGGTACAAGAGCAACAGCTTTAGGTGCAACAGGACAACTAGCGTTAAGAAATGAATTGGCTGACATGGCAACTACAAACGAAAGAACAATATCAAGAATTGGGCCTGCTGAACTTTATAGCTATGAAGCTAGAGATCAAATTAAAGAAGATCCTTCTTTGGTTAAGAAAGGCGGCATAGGTGACTATGTTGAAATAGCTAAAATGGTTCCAGAGTTTTATGATATTGCAAAAGATCCTGAAGGAAGAGAAGCAATGGCTGAGGTAATAAAAGAATCTTTACCTTCTATGCCTAATGTATTTGGAACAGTCGATGATGAAATTCTTAACAGAAAAGATGGAGGCATAGCTAGATTTGCGAAAGGTGGTGCTGTAAAAAAAGGTGGTAAAACTTTCTTAGATAAAACTAAAGAAAAAATTAAACTAAAAAAAGATGGCACACCAGATAAAAGATCTCAACCTAAAACTAAAACTCCAGACAAACCTAAGTCTAGTGGTACAAAGATTAATGAAAAGGTAGCTCAAGCTAAACCCAAACAAACTCCAGCACAAAAAAAAGCAGCGACAGAAAGAAAAAGACAAGCAGCAAATAAGAAAGCAGCAAAACAAAGACAAGCTGATATAGATGCTAAAGCTAAAGCTAATGCAGATGCTAGAAGAAAAGCAGATACAGATGAGTTTAATCAAAGACAAAACCCAGTAGGGCCTCCTAAATCAAATAATGCAGCTACAGGCGGTACTCCTAAAACAGGTGGAGGAGTTCCAGAAACTCCTATGACAACAGGAAACACTTTGCGTAATAATATTATTACAAGAAACCCTGGTAGATCTACAATAGCTGGTGCATTAATTGCTGCTCCCTTTATAGATTTATCTGATGCTGATGGCTCTGAAGAAGATAGACCTGTTGTAAAAGATGTAACCATTACAGATGATGACATCTTTAACCAAGACACAGATGCAGTTATTCCTGACAGAGATCCTACTGCATGGGCAGAGATCATGAAGGCAAGAATAGTTAATGACAGAGGCATTCCGTTAGATGATCAAGGTAA